GGACTTGACCCGTGCGAACTTGACCTATGCGAACTTGACCGATGCGAACTTGACCGATGCGAACTTGACCTATGCGGACTTGACCCGTGCGAACTTGACCCGTGCGGACTTGACCTATGCGGACTTGACCCGTGCGAACTTGACCGATGCGAACTTGACCGATGCGAACTTGACCGATGCGAACTTGACCGATGCGAACTTGACCAATGCGGACTTGACCCGTGCGGACTTGACCTATGCGGACTTGACCCGTGCGGACTTGGATTTTTCTTCATGGCCGCTATGGTGTGGTTCACTAAAGGCGAAATTAGACGACAGGTTAAAAGTACAATTATTATACCACTTATTATCAGTCGCCCCGGAATATCGGACTAAAAAATTCGTGGCGATTGCAAATAAATTCCATCGTATGGAGTGCCCGCGCTTGGGGGTAAAATAATATGATGTACTTAACGAAACAAGAGCAAGAGCTATACGACCAGTGCCGAGGCAGATGCTCTATATGTATCTGGCAGGGCGGTTGTGACTTAGAGGACCGCTTGGACGAACCGGATAAAGACCAGTATAAATTATACGCAGAGGACTAAAATGACAAGAAAAGTATTTAACGAATTGGCGGCGGAGTTAAAGCACGCACGACCTAAATCGCCGAGTGACGCGCCGACGGACCCGATATGTACGAACCGTTATATGCAATGGTGCGCAGGCGTTCAAGCGGTAGCGAACGTATGCTTACGGTTTAATCCAGGGTTCGATGAAAACAGGTTTAAAAAGGCTTGCGGGTATGAAGACTAAAACCATAAAAGACCTTATCGACTGTGCAGACTGGTATAAGCGGACGTGGGAAAAACTACAGGCTGAATACGGCCCATACGCCCGCCTCATGGCCGGTCTTATCGCGGCAACAAGTCCGCAGCGGGCGGTTAAACACAATTTACAGCTGGCGCGGCAAGTGCTGGAAAAATATTTTTTAGGTGAAGACTGGATTTTTATCGACGGCCTTTTACCGAACCACGTAACAAACATCAAGCGGATGTTAGCGGGTGAACCGATGAAGGGGTTTAAGGTCCGCGCGTTCTATGAAAATTTAACCGGAAATTTAAGCGTTCCTACAGTTGACGGGTGGATGTTAAAATACTTTAAATTTAAGGGGTGGATAACGCCGAACCGCTATAAGAAAATCGCGGCTAAAATGGTGCGGAACGCAAAGCGGCACGGGTTAAAACCCGCAGAGTATCAAGCGATAATTTGGGTTAAGGTGCGCGGCTTGGATACTGCGAACCGGGATATGTTCGATGGGGTTGACTATGTATAGACGCGGCTCTCTAATATGGACCTTGTTTATCGTGGTTATAGTTGTGGCTATTATGTTCCTAATTTTATCGGAGTGTGTAAAATGAAGACTATAAGGCCCGTTATAGACGGCTATTGTGTTGACTGCCCCGCGTATAATGGGGAGTATATGGTGTGCAATATCACACGAACGAAATGCCCGTCTGTAAACGAAGATGGGGACGTGTTTACTACCCCGCTGGATTGCCCAGCACGGGAAGGGTTTACTGTAAAAATTTAAGGGGGTAAAATGACACCATCAGAATTAAAAGAGCGGGTAACACAAATCGGAAACTGGTATTTTAGCCGGTCCTCTATGAAGTTTTTCGGCGATACGATGTCGAACTACGGGGTCCGCAGCAAGCCTGTAAAGATAAACGGGGTGGACTGCTGGGAACTGTACAGGAAAAAATCAGTACGCGGCGGCTTGAGCGGGTCCGCGTATTTTAATTGCGAAACTTTTGAGCGGGTCCATAAATTAGCATAACAAGGGGTAGTATGAAAAAACTCACAAACAATCGAAGTGAAAAGCCGGGTACGTTTTACATCGAAGAAAGCCCGTCGTGTCTGGGCAAGGGCCTTGCTAAAATTGTTATTACGCGGTTCGACGGCTCACAGCATGTCGATTACCCAGTGCAGTATATGGATGGTAGTTTCGGGTATGATTTTCCAGAGCGTGTCCCGGCAGAAGTTCACAAAGCAATGAAAGAGAGGTTCACGATATGAAAAAGTACGTTGTACTACAGTTTACAAGAGGGTGTAGCGGCTGTGCAGTGGTGGAACGGTTCACAGAAGCGGATAAAGAGAAGAAACCCCGTGAAGTAGCGGACTTTAACATCGAACACGCTACCCAGTTGCCTTATCGGGGGGTCTATGAAGACAAGCCCTGAAGTCTGTATTGTGAAGCACTGCCGCAACTCACCGGATATGTCCTATAATGTAAACGGTGTATCGCTCCCTGTGTGCATGGACTGCTGGGAAGCTCACACTGAAAAGAAGATAAACCTCGTGGAGTATGCGATTCCAAACGTAGCGGCTCACGATGCCGCAGAAAGAGAGTAAGAACATGAGTGAAGAAGCTCGGGAATTCATGGCGCATTTAAAAGAATATATCCGCTGTGTTGCAAGTGACGCAGTTCCGGGTGATTGCGACAATAGCTGTGCGGGTATGTCGTCTTACGGAGCGGAGCAAAAGTTAGATTATGCGGCGAAGAAGCTGTTTAAATAATTATTTACAGATTTTTAGTAGTTTACCTTAATTTTACGTCAGTTTTACACCTATATATGTAAGGGAGACAGTTATGGCAGACAAAAGAATCATATCAGAACGTCAGGAAGCGGCTTACAGGTACGTCTCGCATGACTTCGATTGCCTCACGGTCGAAGAAGCCGCAAAGAAAATGGGCATAACCGCCTCGGCGGTAAGCCAACTGCTGAAAAGCATGGAAGCCGTCGCCCACCAGTTATTCCCGCTGCTCACGCGGCAAGAGCGTGACGTTCTGGAAATGCTGGAATCGAACCTCACAGTAAAGCAGATTGCCCCAGCGGTTAAGCTCACGGAGCGACAGGTTCATCGAATAGTGGACTCGCTCACGGAAAAGAAAAAATGGTTCCCCGGTTCACCCGCTAAAACGGTTAGCTACTCACCGGCGATGGAGCGGCATGTCGTAAAAAAGTTTTAATTGGAGATTTAACTTGGAGACGAAAGACACGAACCCGAAGGACGCGGTAGGCGTGAAGAAGTGGCGGCAATTTTGCACGGTGCCGTTCCCGCCTATCTGGGAAATTGGAGTGGCTATGCTCGAAGGTGCGAGAAAATACGGGCGGCATAATTACCGCGTTGCGGGTGTGCGGGCCTCTGTTTATGTAGATGCTGCGATGGGTCACATAGCCCAGTGGTGGGAAGGTGAAGACGTTGACCCTGATAGCGGATTGAGCCATATCACGAAGGCCCTGGCTACGCTTGTGGTGATGCGTGACGCCATGCTGAACGATAAGTTCTTCGATGATAGACCGCCGAAGGTAAAGCTGTCTGAAATTCGTGCGGATTTACAGGAGAAGGTGAATAAAATCATGGAGCAGATACCAGATGCGAAGGAACCATTTTTAGCACAGTGCCCACCCCCTGCTGGTACAGCCGGGCAAGGCCCGGTACAGGTGTCACCGAAGGCACAGGTGGACCTCACGAAGTTCCCGTACACCGTGACAGAGGAAGAGCGATTTCTTGCCCAGGTCAGCGCGAAACAGATGACGGCAATGGGGTACACCTACCTGGCTAACGCAGAGATGTCAAAGCGGGACCGTTCTGCCAAAGTCTTTGAACCCGAAGCGAAACCAGCGGGCCTCACCACTGAAATCCTGCGTAAGCTCGGGTTTAAATGGAACGGAATTTCACAGGTCTGGGAGTCACGCTAATGTTTACCTGGTTACGCTACCTTAAAAAATACTTTTCTTGTCTCCTTTCCTACAAACGACCCAGGGGTGTGTTTCCGGTACGCCGGAACACTCGCCCAGGTCGGAACGAACCTTGCCGATGCGGATGCGGGAAGAAGTACAAGGCTCACCTGTGGCAGGAAGACGAGTCATCGTTACGAGATTACGGAAGGATTTACTGATGCTTAAACTCTATTTATCCCATCCGATTACAGGGCTGCCCGGCACGACCAAAGACCAGCGAAGTGACCTGCTAACGCGGGCTATCGCGTTCGGTAAAAAGCTCCGTGAGTGCGGGTACGATGTTCATGTCCCCGCTGATTGCGAAGGATTTGTGGAAGTTGCTCACTCCATGTCGATGCTCACAGTAGACGACATCCTGGCTGTGGACTGCAACATAATCAACATGTGTGACGGCGTTGTGTTCCTGAACTTACAGGGCACCTTCAGTCACGGCATGGAAGTCGAGTTTAAACACGCTGTGAAGCAAGGTAAAAGGATGGTAACGATACCGTCAGGGATGGAACACTCATCAGTTGAGCTACTCACTATGATTTTGAAAGGCGGGCTATGAGAGTTTTGGTTATAGGTGACACACACTTAAAAGCTGTGCGTAAAGGCTATCTTCAGTTCTGCAAAGACGTACAGAAAGAATTTCGCTGCGATACTACCGTTCATATCGGGGACTTAGTGGATTGCCACGCAGTGTCCTTTCACCCTGCTCATCCTGACGCACCAGGGCCAAAGGACGAAATTGAACAGACAAGAGAAGCAGTTCAGGCGTGGTACAAGGCGTTCCCGGCGTTGAAGATATGTGTGGGGAACCATGATGCCAGGTTCATACGCCTGGCCGCCACGGTAAAGATACCCGACATTATCTTGCGGTCCCATAACGAAATTTGGCAAACACCGAAGTGGACCTGGAAAGATGACTATATTATCGACGGCGTTTACTATACGCATGGCGACGGAGCGGGCGGTGGATTATACCCGGCGTATAATATGATGCGGAAAATAGCGATGCCGGTCGTGATGGGCCACCATCATTCCGCTTGCGGCGTTAAGTTCCTGGTAAATCCTGAGCGTCGTTTGTTCGGCTGTGATGTAGGCTGTGGGGTCGATGATAAAGCGGTAAACATGCTGTACATGGAAAAGAGCAAGATACGTTCTGTTATTTCCTGTGCTACAGTTATTGACGGCATACCCCAAGTACATATTATGGCCGCTTGTAAGGGTGAGAAATACCATGACAGCCGTTTTAAGGTTTAGGAAATGTGCCGAGTGTAAGAGGCCGTATCCTGAAACAGACAAGTTTTTTAACCGGCACATAAGGGGAAAAGGCGGTTGGTACTACATCTGTAAAAAGTGCAAGTGTGCAAAAGAGAAGCAACGGCGCAAAATAAACCCTAACATGGACAGGACGAACAGGTTTAGGTTAAAGTATGGTATAACTTATGAGCATTATTTATTGATGTTGGAACAAGCGGGGCATAAATGCGCCATTTGCAATAAAGAAGAAACAGAGATACAACAGCCATCAAAGAAAGTTAAAATGTTATCGGTAGACCATGACCACGCAACAGGCGAGGTACGCGGTTTATTGTGTGGACGCTGTAATAAGGCCGTCGGGCTATTTAGTGACGATGTAAAACTGTTAGACAGCGCAATAAAATACCTGACGATGGGTAAGGGCGAACGGTACAACGATAGGAATTTTAAATGAAAAACGGCGACGTAGTAAAATTTAAACTGCTAATACGCGGACCTCTTGGAAATGAATGGTGGGAACAGGACGAGCGTATAGTAGGTACACAGACTTCAGTTCGCGGGCATGGTTTACAGCCTGAGTTTACAGGAGATATTGAAAAGTGGGGACGCGAACTTATCGCCTGGTTTAATAAAGATGAACCGGCTGACAGACACAGAGCGTTCATTAGAGCGGAGTTAATTAACGATGAGCAAGGGGAGTAAACGTCGCCCGTGTGCAGTTCCGGCGTGGCTGGAAGTATTCAGATGGGCGAGGGCGTTGGGGCAAAATGACGGTACACCAGAGTATTTAACTGTGTTAATTAAGCAGCACCCCGAAGACCTAAAATGGCTGACCGGGGAAGAACGGGAGTTGTTAAATGGAAAATAAATTCGACGGCTCCCGCAGAACAGCGACCGAGATATGCATGATGCAGTACCAGAGGGACGTTTTCTTACGGTCGATGGTTGATAGCTTTGTGCTCGGACTCAGGGCATATAAAGTTGACCCAGTATATTTTTGGAAGGATATTAAATTGGATAAGAAAAAGAAGATTAAGTTAGAGGAAACGGTGGCCGGGTGCCAGGATAAGTTAGGTACGCTCGAACAGTGCTTGAGTGGTACGCAACGACGCATGGCCCGAATAGAGTACCAGGAACTTCCGGGCATGAGAACAATCGAGCGTAGTTTGCGAGACGACGTAGCATCGCTTCGCGGCTGCGTTAAACACAACGCCGAAGCCCTGGAAAAACGTATCCTGGCCCTGGAACAAGCCCACTGTGACCACGATTATGAAATCGTGGGCGGGAAAGTATCGCAGTTAGCACGCATACATAAGGCCGTACACACGGGTATATTCCACGCTCCTACTGTAGACCTGAAGTGTACGAAGTGCGGCAAGACCGAAGTGCGTGAGCTTACCCCGGCGGTCGAGCCGGAGCCGAAACGCTCCTGGTGGTACAAGTTTAAAGCGTGGGCGGCCCCGACAAGTTTCGGCGTGGAATAAAATGACTAAACACCGCTTCGGAAATTTCGATAAGCTCCGGGAAGAAACTATCCTGGAAGGCATGGCACAGAACGCCATACGGTCGCTGCTCACGCACAAGACCGAAGAAGTAAAGCAGTGTGCCCACAGGTGTATCGCTGCTTTCCGGCCTACTGAAATAGACGACCCTGGCCGGCTACCTACTGTTCGGCTACAGGACGACCCACCTGACTCCTGGGTACGGCCATACCACTACGCTAAAGAGTCTAAAGCCCTGGTGTTAGAGTGGTGGGCGTATAAAAAAGGAAACAGTTCAGCGTTAGAAGTAATCGTCAGGTGCAACGTAATAGAGTGGATGTTAGATAACGACTATAAACTCTGGTGTGAAAAAGGAACTGTACCTTGCGAATCACAGACATCTTAAAAAAAGCTGGCTTCCCGCAGGACTATGTAGTCCTGGATTTCGAGTCCTATTACGACTCGGAGTACAGCCTTACGAAGATGTCGGCCTGGGAATATATTAAGGATTCCAGGTTCGAGCCGCTGGGTTGCGGGTTGTTCTGGGTTCTGAAGAGCGGAACGAAGGTAAAAGAATACGTTGTGCCTGAAAAACTCGCTGTTACCTTTAGCTGTATGCAGGCACGATACGGCCAAGAGTTAGAAAACCTCACGGTCGTTATACAGAACGCTAAGTTCGATGCTTTAATTTTAAAGGAGACGTATGGTATCTTACCCCGGTTTATAATCGACGTAAAACATCTTGACGCACACCAGGATAGCAAGCGTTCGCATAAATTAAAAGACATGGCCCTGATTTACGGGGTGAAGGAAAAGGGCAGGACAGAAGATTTTAAGGGGCTGCACTGGGATACGATGACGATAGAGCAGCGTGTCGCCATTGCCACGTATTGTAAAAACGACTGTGAGTCTGAGCAAGGTATCTTCGAGCAGCTATTGCCCCGCTTGTCTTGGCCGGAAATGGAACTCTGGTTCGCTAACCACAGTACCCGGCTGTGGCTTGACCCGAAGCTGGTGTTTAATAAATCGCTGGCGAAACAATTGTATTTTGAAATGGACGCCGAACTCGAAAAAATTATCGAGCGTACTGGGTTTAGCAAGAGTGCGATTTCAGGCAACAAATCCATCGTAAAGTTGTTTACGTCACTGCTCCCGGAAGAAGACGCTTTACCGATGAAGCAAGGCAAGAGCGAACTAATCCCGGCCCTGGCTAAGAACGATGACGGTTGTAATTATTTACTCGCTCACCCTGACCCGCGAGTAGCAAACCTCATGGAAGCACGGCTCGCGGTGAAGTCCTGGCCTAACCATTTAAAACGTATGCTTACGATGGGTAGTATGTCTAAAGCTGCGGGTGGTTTACAGCCTGTGCCTTCTAACTATTACGGGGCGCACACTGGCCGTTCGAGCGGTGGGGAAAAGATAAACCTCTATAACCTCGGTGGTTCTGGTCGTGCTGGTACAGCGAACCACCCCCTGATACAGAAAATGCGTGGGTTACTCCTGGCCGATGTAGGTTACATGCTCGCACTGTCTGACTCGGCACAAATCGAAGCAAGAGTTTTAGCATGGCTGGCAGGCTGTGATAAATTAGTAAAAGGTTTTGCTGAGAAGCGTGACATCTATAGTGAGTTCGCTACCGAGTTATTCGGCGTCGCGGTAAGAAAGCCGAAAGAGTCAGACGCTCTGGCTGTTAAAAAAGACCTGGAAATTAAACGCGGCTTTGGTAAAGAAACTATACTTGCGTCAGGTTTTGGGATGGGTCCGACAAAATTTCACGGGCGGTGTTTAGCGAATAAAGAATTGCGGCCGATGTTTGATGACGGTACTTACACCTTTGCTTTCGTCGATTCCCTGATACAAACGTATCGTCGTGAGTACAAAGAAGTCCCGAACTTCTGGAAAACGATTGAAGGATTATTCCGCTGGGTAATAAATAACCCTGATAATTGTGTAGGCTACGGTAAAAAAGAGTTCGGGCTGGAAAAGAACCTGTTGGAGTTTTGGAATGACCGCGGCACAGTAAACTTACAGCTACCCTCTGGCCGGATTTTATACTACCCGCACGCTGCGATAAATAAAGCGGATAAAGAAATCCGATACGAACACGGCCACCTATGGGGTGGAACCCTGACAGAGAACGTGGTCCAGGCAATATCCCGTGACCTGCTGGTAATCTGGATACGACAGGTGGAAGAAGCTGGAATCCCTGTAGTTCACCATGTTTATGACGAAATTATCGGAATGGTTCCCGCTGAAACAGCGGAAGAAGATTTAAAGCGTATCGAGGATATTATGTGTGTTGCCCCTGACTGGGCGGATGGATTGCCCCTGGCTGCTGAGGGCAAGACGAGTGTGGTTTATGTTAAATAAGGGGGTGTGCCATTCCAGATATTGCGATGTGTACTAATAAACAATGCCGGAAACGGGCGAAATGCTACCGTTTTACTGCGAAACCGAACATGCCGTACCAACTCTATGGCTCGTTTGCCCCGAATAAACTGGGTAACTGCGAAAGTTTCTGGGAACATGAAAAAACAAACAAAACAACAAAAATTCAACGACGCCTTCGACGCTTATCGGTGCCTTCAAAAAGGGCAGCCGATAAAAAGAAGCACAAATAAGGACGGTTCGCTTCCTACCACGCCTATCATAGCGTGCCCTGATTTACCGGAGTCAGAGGTTTTAAAACTCTGCTTAGCCTGGCTGCGCGGTCGAAGGATATTTTGTAATAGAGTGAACAACGGCAAGGGGGATTTACATGGCGACGGACACGTATATACTTATGGTATTATCGGGGCTGGCGACATACTTGGGCTGCTGCCTGACGGCCGACATTTTGAAGTGGAGTGTAAAAAGGGTAGGGGCGGTCTTCTGTCGAAAGACCAGCGTAACAGAGCAAAACGGATAACTGAGAACAACGGAATTTATATAATCGCTCACGGCATACCTGAGCTAAACTTACTGTTAGGACCATACTTATGACCTGTAAAATCTGTCACCACCTGAGTGCAACGTCAGTACGCTGTTTTAAAAACTGCCCGATGCGGTATTATTATCGCTACATTAAACGGGTAACGCCAGCGTTGGAGTCTGAAGCACAGCGGTTCGGAACGAACTGGCACACGATTATGGAAATCCTGGGGCTTACCCCTGGAACAGAGTGCCCGTCGTGTGTGCCGGGTATAGCTACCGAAATGGACCTGCCAGACATCGAGTGCTCCCTTTGTGATAAAACCCGCATCGTTCCCGAAGACCGCCTGGCCGCAGCGACACGGTACATGAACCAGATGTACGCAGTCGTGCCCCCTGGTAAAACCGATGTTGAGTGGGAGACTGAGAAGGTTCGCCTGCTGTACGCTGCTATCGCTTACACGCGATACTATAAAGACCAGCCGCTAAACGTACTGGGCAACGAAGTCGCGTTCAGCTTACCGCTGAAACGAAATGGCCGAGCAGTCCGTGGGTTCCAGATGGTAGGAAAAATAGACAAGCTCCTGCATATTCCAGAGCGAACTAAGGTGCAAATCCTCGACCACAAGGCTACATCCCATAACATAAATGACGTGCGGTTCTGGTCACGATTTAACATGGACGTTCAGACAAGATTCTATCCTTACGCTCTGGCTGAAATGGCACGACAAGGGGAGTACGACCTGGCCGGCCACGGGATTGAAGTTCTTATCGACGCTTTCCATAAGCCGCAGACTGGGCCGAAGAAGCTGACCCAGGGTGAGAGTAAAAAGTTTGTCGAGACAGGTGAGTATTGCGGGCAGAAGTTTGAAGTACACTATGTGACAGGTGAGGCCGGCATCATCTGGAAAGTAAACGGCAAGGCTGCTGAAGTCGAACCCGGTGCTAAAGAAGGAACCTTCGCTATACGGGAAACCCCTGAAATGTATGGTGCCAGGATGCTCATGGACATTTCTGCTGAACAGCAGAACTATTTTGTCCGGCGTGCGATACCGAGAACTGACCGCGAGCTTACCCAGTTTGGAGACGAACTCGTAGGAATCGCTTCTACAATACGACAGTTCGAGAAATTTAATCTGTGGTACCGAAATGAAGACCAGTGCGAATCGACATATAAGTGTGACTACATCGACATCTGCTACGAAGGTGTGGACGTGGACCGTGAAGAACCGATACCTGGGTTTATAAGAAAAGGATGTGTGCATAATGATAAAGTTTGATTTCGTACCGACGTTGTGGGTAATTGGGTTTGCTGTAAACTCCAGATACCAGCCGCGTTCTATCGCGTTTATGTTTGGGCCGTTGGTAATAACCATTCGAGATTTTAGGAGATAACATGGCTTTAAAACGAATCGTATCTTCACAAGGCAACATCCCGAAGGCCCCGCCTTCCATGCCTGCGATACCGAAAACATTTTCGGTCGAGGATTGGGACGGGTCCAAAGAGGGCGAGAAAATTATTATCTACGCTGACTCTGGTTTGGGTAAAACAACTCTGGCTTCTATGGCCCCGAATCCTGTGTACCTGGGACTCGACGATGGCGGCCGTAAAATCAGGAACCCTAAGACGGGTGAAATGCTGAAGCATATCCCAGGTCTTACTTCGTTCCGCGACGTCCTGGCCGTGCTGCAACAGCCAGAACTCTTCGACGAGTTCGAGACTGTGATTATCGACACCGCTACTATCCTCGAAGAGTGGGCCGTGCCTTACGTTCTGGAAACTATCCCGAACGATAAAGGCATTACCATGAAAAACCTGGTACAGTACGGGTATAATAAAGGCTACCAGCACCTTTATAATACCATGAAGTTAATCCCACAGGCGTGTGACTCGTGGGTACGCAATGGCAAACATGTTATTATTATCTGCCAGGAAGCTGCGAATCGCGTTCCTAACTCTGGCGGTGATGACTTCTTGCGTGCTGGCCCGCGTCTTACGTCGAACAAAGAAGCAAATATCGAAGGGCATTTCTGCGAATGGGCGGACCACGTATTCCGTATTACCTACAGTTCCCAGGTTGTGAAGGACCGAAAAGCGACTTCGACTGATGAACGAGTAATCCACGTGAAGGGTGAAGTCCACTTCAGGGCAAAGTCTCGAACGCTGCCTTCTGATATTTCGCAGGTTACGTTTAACGACAAATCCGATGACAGCATTTGGCGGTTCTTATTCGAGAAAGGAGAGTAACGACAGTGAACACGCTTTTACACCCAGTACGCGGTAGGATTATCGTCCGGCCCAAAACGAAAAACTATAAGTCAGAGGGCGGTATCGTCCTGACGAACAGCCTGGACTCTGAAGTTTTTTACGCTACAGTCGTGGCGGCCGGGCCTGGTGTACCCCAGAACGGTACAATCGTACCCAATTGTTGCAGCCCCGGCGAGGAGATTATGTACATGGAAGGTGCCGGTATCCCGGTGGAACACGATGGAGTTAAGTATCTGATTCTCGATGATTCAGATGTAATAGCTATACTACACCCAAATACAGGAGAAACAAATGAAGTTAATTAACAAAGGCGGTACGTACCGCGGCCCGATTGTCGAGCACGGCCTCGGAGTGACCACTACAGGGTTGCCGAAGTGGATAGCCCTGTTGCAAGCAACGGAAGTCTACGACTTCGCCACGAACCAGTGGATGCCATTCCAGGACGAAAACTGCGACGTGACAGCACACCTGTGTTTGTTCAGCGGGAAACAGGAACCGACGTTCCATGTCCAGAACATTATGCACGCTGTGGAATGGGACGGCAAATCCCTGGCCGGCCTGAGCAAGCTGGAACTTACCGATGTAGGAGTCCAGTTCTCGGTAGCGATTGAAAATTACAAGGATAAGGACGGCCCGAACGTGAAGCGGCTGGTACACTTCGACGATACCCCGCAGACCGGTGGCGTGAACAAGCTGAACGACAGCGATGTGGCCTCGCTCTCTGCTTCCTTCGATGCCTTGCTGAAGAAATCAGCAGCCCCTGCGAAGGCCGTGTCGGCCCCTGCTTCTGCACCTGCGAGCAAGCCTACCCCGATGCCTGAGAAACCGAAGGCTGCGAAGGGTAAGAAACCTGCTCCGCCACCTGCTCCTGAGCCGGAACCCGAAGCTGCTCCTGAGCCTGAGTCTGTTTCAGCGGAAGAGTTCGAGGCTGACCTTCCTGTAGGCAACGACCCTGACCCGGCTGTGGAATCCGCTGCTGCGGAGACTCCGCCTGCTGCGAAGCCTGGGCCAAAGGCACCTGCTACTCCGAAGGGCATGACTAAGGCTGAAGCATGGAGCCACGTAATCCAGTTCAAGGCAAAGAACGTGACTGTAGCTGAGGTCACGAAGTCCTGGCAGATTGCCGTCCGTGCCGCGGGTAAAGCTGAAGCAGCGATGACCCCGGCTGACTGGGCGACGGTGTGCGAAACCGTGTGTAACGAGCACGGGGTGTTTTAAATTATAGCGGGCGGTGGCAACCGTAAACCCCCCGGTAATAGGCACTTTGTCTCGATGGAAAGCGGACGAAGGTAAAATCCTGCCGCCGCCCGTTTTATTTTAAACCGTAGGTTCTGAAGTGCCCAGATTAACATTGCTCCTGGTCCCAGCCTTGCAGCCGATTTAGACGTGCTGTTGCATGGTAGCAGGTAAGGTAATACTGTACAAGGGTATGGTTCCTACGTTTTATGTTTGTCCCTGTGGCGAAAGCTACTTGCCGTATGGCCTTATGTACGGGCGTATCAGGGTTTACCCTGGATTGGGGATAAGGTCGTACTCGTCGGGAAAAGCGGTTAAGTAAAACCATATTAGAGACGCCTAAATATGACATCAAGCTACCCCCAGCTTTGTAGGGGCGAGACGGGCCAGGGACATTTTTATTTTTCTAAAGGATAGTATGCAGCTTACCGTTGAAAAAATGGCTTACCCCGATGCGATGAAATTAGTGGTGGACAACCATTACTTACATCGGAGGTGCCATTGCTCTGTAGCGGTAGGTTTATTCGATTGCTGGGAATGTGTCGGAGTAATAATCTTCGGCAAGCCGGCGAGTTACACACTCTGCGAAGGACTCTTTGGCAAAGAGGAAAGTAAAAACGTCGGGGAGTTTAGCCGGCTCTGGGTAAGGGACGACCAGCCACGTAACACTGAAAGCTGGTTCATAGCCAGGGCTTTAAAGTTCTGCCCGTATGATGCTTTAGTTTCTTTCGCTGATAGTGAACAAGGACATACGGGCTATATTTACCAGGCAACGAACTGGTTGTACACAGGGGTATCCCCTAAGCAACGATACTATCGAGTTAAATCTGTCGGCAGTGATAACCCCGTACAGTATAGGCGGCGTGCTCGTATGCCGAAGGAAAAAATCATTAAACTCTATGGCACGGATGCCGTTGAAGAATACTTTAGTTCAGCAAAATACCGGTATGTTTTAATTCTGAACCGTAAAAAAGAACTGCTGAAAAAATTAAAATACAAAGTTCTTCCGTACCCCAAAGGATAGTATGCCAGAAAAACAAGACATCCCATTTGCTAAGCTGCATGAGATTTACCGCCAGAACATTACCTCTGGCATGGTAAAGTATCTGGCTGAAGAATTACAGGTGTCAACCGAGGCACTGACGGCTCTTGGCATAGGGTACTACTATGCTAAGGCCGCCTTTACTTTTCCTGAGCGTGATGTCGAAGGCAACATTATAGGTATCGCTTACCGCTATGTCAGCGGTAAAAAGGGATGTGAGCCTGGCTCGAAACGCGGGCTTACCTACATCCTGAATCCAAATTATTTCTCTGGTCAGAAACGCTATCAGACTGGTTCGCACAACTGGTATAAGCTGCAAGAAAATGGTGGCATATCATGCCCTATTTGCGGCAAAGACCACTGGTGCATGGTGTCAGTGTCCGACGTAAATAACCCCCCGGCTGTGTGCTGCACCAGGAAACAGGTAGGTTCTGTCGCTGAACTCGGAATGGGGTGGCTCCATATCCTTCGTCCTGAAGGGGACTTACGGCAGGCGAACCAAACCGTTCTGCCGAAGTCTGACTTCCCGATACTCTGTCTCGAAGGTATGTCCGACGTCGCCGCTGCGTTTGATTTTAATATGGTCGGTATCGGACGGCCGGCAGCGTCCGCGGGGTTGAAGCTCTTACAGAATTTACCGCTCGCCGGCCGTGAGATTATCGTAGTCGGGGAGCGTGATGCAGGGGCGGGTGAAGTTGGTATGGAAGCCGCGTTCCGCGTACTGCGTGGCGTGACCCCGCATATTAAAAAGGTTATGCCGCCTGAAGGTGTGAAGGATTTCCGGGCGTGGAAAAACTCTGGCCTGACCCGTGAAGAGTTCTTAAACTTCTCCGATAAAAACTCTGACGCTTTAATGAAGGGCGATGTATTTGAAGACGACGTTGCCGCTACGATAGCGAAGGCGTGGGTACAAACCCAATCACAGAATGGACTCCCATTAGTCCGTAATTTCCAGGGTGGATGGGTAAAATTCAAGGGCACACACTACACTCTGATAGAAGACGTACAATTACGTGGCGAACTTTATGCCTATCTGGAAGGCAAATTTTATCAGAGCAAGGCGACAAACGGCAGTATAGAAATTAAACCTTATAAGTCTTCACGGGCAAAGATTAGCGATATTATGGACGCCCTTAGTCAGTGGTGCCCGATACAGACATCGCCCCCGTCTTGGCTGGTCGGCGGTAAACGCCCGCTGCCTAAAGATGTTATAGTATTCCAGAACGGTATCCTGGACCTGAACGAGTTTACGCATGGCCGTATAAAAATGATGGACCCTACGCCGGAATACTTTTCGTTCAACGCCCTGCCGTATAATTTCGACGAGAACGCACAGTCGAAAGACTGGAATGATTTTTTAACCGGGGTATTCCTGGACCCGACACAAGCTGAACTCCTGGCGGAGTGGATGGGTTATCTGTGCGTACCTGACATAACGTATGAAAAACTTATGGTATTCGTGGGCCGTCCGCGGTCTGGCAAGGGCACTACCCTGGATACTATACGCTCGATGTTAGGGCGTGAACAGTGTGCAGAAACCAGCTTCCAAAGTTTAGTTGGGTCGTTTGGATTTCAGCCTTTAATAGATAAACTCGCTGCGATTATCGGTGACGCTAAATCCCCCCGTGCTTCTGAAGCGGATGCAGCGTTAGAAAAAATCCTACAGATTACAGGTGGCGACCCCATCACAGCGAACAAAAAATATGTAAGCCAACTTCCTTCAGTGCAATTAGTATGCCGGTTTACGTTTGCGATGAACGACTTACCTGTGTTCAGTGACTTCTCCCGTGCGTTAGAGGCCAGGTTGAATCTCCTTGAATTCGACCAGTCATTTATCGGCCGTGAAGACCGTGGTTTAAAACAGCGACTTCGTTCTGAAGCAAGCCGGGGCAAGCTAATTATGTTTGCTCTGGACGGACTGAAGAGACTGCGGCAAAATAATTGTTTCACTGAACCCCAGTCGTCCGTAGATTTGTTACGCTCGTATCAGGATTTATCTGTACCTTCGATAGCATTTGGAAACGAGTGTCTTATCGTAGAGAACGACAGGTCGAAGTGGAAGCCCGGCATGTGGGTAGAGAAGGGGCAACTCTATGACTTATGGCATGGATGGTGTAAGGACCGGGGGCAGAAGGCGGGGGCACGGGAACAGTTTGGAAGGTGGTTTATACAGGCGTACCCGGAAGTATGCTCTGAACGTAGAAGGATTCAGTCAGAAAGAATGTACGGCTATGCGGGCGTGATGATGCGGCCGGATGCGATAGCGAGATACGGAAGGAAAATCTGATGACACGGAGTAAACGCCATCCGATTTTCGTTATCAGTCCGAAGATAGATAAAGACCAGGCTCATAAAACTGTGCGGCATTTTATAAAGTCCGAGCTAAATAAAAAAGAAGACGCTGATGAATGTAAGATAGAGTTCGATACGCGGGATTTGGGCGAAGAAGAGTGGGGCACTAAGATAGAACCATATACTCCTGAACAGATTAAGAAAGCGAGTAGGAAATGAACTTCCAACGGTACCAACACGTAGAAAAACTTGGAACAGCAGAGACAGATGGAATCCTGTTAGGGACCTGTTACATATTTCCTAAGCTCGACGGGGCGAACGCGAGCATTTGGAAATCTGAAGACGGCAAGCTCTGTGTAGGAAGTCGGAACCAGGAGATTACTGGAAGCGACGCCCTGAAAGGGCTTTACGAATACGCCTGTACCCACACAGGGACACAGAAGTATCTTGCTGACCATCCCGAACGTCGGCTGTATGGCGAGTGGTTAATCCCGCACACGATTAAGGATTACCGCGACGACGTATGGAAAAAGTTCTATGTATTTGATATCGTGGACAAGGACGGTAACTACTATACCTATGATACGATTGGCGTAGACGCGGCGTTTTATGGGTTTAATTTTATACCTTGTCTCGCTTCTATTAAAAACCCGTCTACGGAGCAGCTTATGAAGCTGGTCGAAACCAACGACTATCTGATGAAGGACGGCAGCATAGGCGAAGGTATCGTAATTAAAAACTACGATTTCGTAAACCGCTACGGCCGTGTGACTTGGGCTAAAATCGTAAGGTCCGAGTTTAAAGATAAGAACAGGCAGGTATTCGAGCGGCGTTTACAGAACGGGCCTGACCGTGTGGAATTTAAAATCGCTGAAGAGCCAGCCCTGCGTACCATAGCGGAAAAGGTTTATGCTAATATGCTCTACGAATGGCCTACGATTAACTTAACCTTTAACCCAAAGAAAATCCCTCAGTTACTTGGCATCGTCTGGCACGACTTCGTGACCGAAGAACTCTGGGGCTGGATGAAGAAGTATAAAAACCCTACCATAGATTTTAAGGTGCTCGGCAAATTAGTTACCGAGAGAACAAAAACTTATTTACCAGGAGTATTCGGATGCTGCTCTACCACAACCCCAGAATCTACCTCTTTATTGGATGGAGATACTTCAGGCCCCACTTCAGCGTAAGGCAAGTGTGGGGTCGTGACCCGGAGAAACTGTGCGACGTGTACAGCCGGACGTTTTACATAGCGTTCTTAGGAATATTCTGGTGGTCAATACACCCACTGAAAGGAAAATAAGATGATAGAGATACGAAGACGCGGCAAAGATTTAGAAGTCGGCATAGATAGCGGGCTACCAAATGACAACGGTAGCGGGGATACTACTTACCTCTTGCGATGGGCGTGTGTGGATACCCAATATGCGTCATTGCTTGCGGACAGATTGAATGAGCGGTTGCGTAGTTTAATGGGGCGGGTCCGTAGAAACGCCTATACTGCCGGGTATAAAGACGGCCGTGCGAAGCGAATGAAACAAACCAGCTTCAGAAGCGGGATGACAGAATAATGCCTAAGCCTATCTTCTTAACTAAGCATCATCTGCTATCCTGGCTGTATGAGAACACCCGCTACCATGCGGTACGCCGGGCTATGGACGAAGGTAAGATTAAAAACCTGGGGTGTTTTAGCGAGGTGTCGGGCAGCCGGTACCCGGGGTGGATTATCCAGATAACTTCTCTCTCTGGGAAGGTGTATTACGTAGCGATAATTAGCGACAACGATTTAATGGAAAACCGAGCCTACGATTTAGTTTCGTTAGACGGGTGTAAATATCAAGGCGGTGAGTCAGAACTTTACAAGGGTGATTTATGAAACAAGGACCAGAGTATTTTAGAATCGGAGTAGTGCCTGCTATCGTGAAAAACATGATAGGAATTAAAATCAGCCGGCAGACTGTGTACAACTGGATACAGCTTGGGAAGGTAAACTCCCAGGGCCAGGTGGAAAAACTTAAAGCGTATTCTCGCTGTGGCGGGTGGTACACCACGACCCCGGACATCGAGAAGTTTTTAAGGAGTATCGGATGAAAGCCGCAACGCACTTAGCCGGGGTAATACACGCTACACATACTAACCTCTTCCTCGATTTAATAGAGGGCGAGCAGTATTACAAGGCGATTAAAACAATCGTCTTCGGGCACGGCCCTCTCTGGGTGGTGTGCAAAGGGGCATTGTTCGTGATGCCCTGGCACCAGGTCAAGACAGAGTTCGAGCGGGTCGTGAACTGGTACATGGTCGAAAACCCCTTCGTGGAACGGCCTAAGTTTAGCATCAAGGTAAACCCCAAGCCACTCGGCAACGCCGAATTGCTTACGGACCTTTATGTTGATACAGAAGATTTAGACCAAACAAAATCAATGAAACGGTAGCCGTACAGGACGCAGCAATTAGCAAGTTGCGGACTGTACGGTGCTGGGTAAGATGTTTACCAAGCTCGTCTTTAATCCAACGGACGTCTGTACAAAGCTCGATTAGTAAATCTCTATCCGTTTTCATGCTACCTCGCCCTTCTCGAAACTGGTGCTTGTGTATCTTCATTGTCGTTAAACTGTGTCCCGTATTTTGTCAACGACCAGTCAGTCCAGATTAGTTGTCGTAAATCTGTAGTCTTTCCAGTTGCTAAGTCGTATGCCCCGGTTGCGGTCGTGATAGCTTGTGACGGTATTTTACCCGTCAACGCTCCAACCGCTTTAGCCCCGTGCTTTAAAGTCTGTCCTGGCTTGCCATCGAGTGCGGCCTGTACTGTCTTTTCCAATTCTACCCATCCGAGTTCTTCAGGGCCACTTGCTCCACCAGCAAAACCCTGGATAGCGTTGTAAACTACACGACCACCCAGGAACATCGGGCCGAGGACATAAGTTGCTTCATCGAACGCAACTTCCTTCCAATTCTTTTGAAGCCTTCCCCTGCCTATAATTCCGAAGATTAGAGCCGGGATAATGTACGTCAGCATTAAACGATACGCCACGTCGGTTTTATTTATCTTGCCCTGTTTGTACGCTTCCAGAATATCGTGTGACCAGAAATTCCACTTCGTGCTATCTTCGTTCTGGAACGTGGTCAGCAATTTTTCTAATGTGCCACCCCTGAAGAAATCAGATAGGTAGGTTACGTTGCCCATAGACTGAGTACGGCCAATCCAGTCATCAGCAAACTCGACCGCAGCTTTCTCGGAACCGTCCAGGCCAAATTTTTTAATTACGGCCGGGCTATTTAAAGCTGAATCGTACAGAGCGTTCCACGCTATAACCGCAGTTCGCGTATCGGCCCAACGCATCCACGCCATCGCTTCGTTAGAAAATGCTCGCTTGTATTGTAATCTCTGAGCCGGTGACAGCCGGGTATTTATATAGTCTGATAATCGTTCCATACTCCTATGCCGCATGAGCACAGACTTCGAGAATGCGGTATTTCGTAATCGGCGGAAATATCCCGGCCGTGCGAAGTTCATAAAATGCTGTGCGACCCTGGCCCCGACGCTCGGATGTACCGCTGCGGCGGTAGGAGCAGATAGGAATTGTCGAAGAATAGATGGAAGTTTCCAGCCCATAGAGAACTGTACCCCGGCCTGTCGAAAAAATAGAATTGTTTTTCCAAGCCAACGTGTGCTTTCAGACGTATAGCCAAGCGACGAGTCTCTAAGCCACTTCGTTAAAATATCTGAACCCGTGTTGTGCGTTATTTTATTAAGCGTTCGTTTAAAATTCCGGTTGTTTAAAATCCCGCCTACCTGCTGGGCGACCGGACCCATGTGGATAAACTGTTCCAGCCTATCGACGTGGTGTAAATAATTTGCCATCGCGTCCAGTCGGATAGGTTGTTTTGCTCCCTTTTTACGGGCAACGGTTTCACCAGGTTCAGAAACTACGCCTGGCTGCCGTTGCAAATCCAGGAGTGCGGATAAGAAATCCTGCTGTTGTTCGAGTTCGACTTCAGACAGGTACATCGAGAAATAATTATCCTGCTCTGTAAGTTCCCGCCCTAAAGCCAGAATAGAAGCCTGATTCACACGGTCGAAGTTCTCCGCCATGTCCTGTAAAATCCACTCGCCCATAGCCCGTTCCTGCGGCGTAACGGTTTCCAGCACTCGGATTAACGCTACCTGTGGGTCCGGGAAGTTCGCGAAATTACCGCCGAGTAAGTGAGCGAGCGAGTCTTTGTTCTTAGAATAGACGTAAACTCCAACACGTTCTGCCGGCGAGAGTTTAATTCCTTCGCCCAGGTCTTGTTCTTTTCCTGTAAGGAACTGCGTGAAGCCATCAGGACCACCGAATATGGATTCTCCAGCGTTCTTAAATTTCTGTATCCGTTCATGTTTTGCATCCGCCGCGTTGTTGCTGGCATCACGTACTTTTTTCCAGATGGTATTATACAGGGCACCTTTTGTCATGCCGTCAAGTTGTTCTATAAAGCGGTCGATATGCCATTGGCGGTCAATAAAATTATGAACCGCTTCGTTTATCTGGGTAATAAGTTTACGTAAACCCTGTTCCCGCCTACCTTTAACTTCAGGTTTTTCTGTCGGGGCACCATGTACTTCGTTCAGCCTGGCCGTGAGTTCGTCAGCGGTAGCAGTAATTAGGCCCTTAGCCTGAGCTTCGCGGGTAAGATATTCGTCCACGACTTGAGCTTCGTCCTTCGTCATCATGCGAAGAGAACGCTTGCCTGTAAGCTGTTCCTGGATGTCACGGCGTTTTTCTGTGCCGTACCCCAAGTTTTTAGCGATAGCATTTATCCGTATTTTCTGCTGGTCCGTAGCCGGGTTCGCAGGTTTAGCGGGCTTCGGTGGTTTGCTGCCAGGGCGTTTTGCTTCTTCGGCTGGTGGTACGTTTTCTGTAATCGCCGGTATCTTCGTATCGAAATCTATCGGTATAGAGAACTTAACTGGTTTCCCAGCGATATTTATTTTCGTATAAAAATCTTCCTGTTTTCCACTGAAATCTATTTTAGTTTTATCGGACGGATTTATAGAACCATCCTGGTACACTAAACCCTTCGGAGTCAGGACGCTTTGCTGCCCGTACTGTTTACCATACGCAAGGGCTTCAGCGTCAGACATGTTAGGTACAATAAAACGGTTCTCTGGCAAACCGCCGTAATGCCCTTCCACTGGGATAGGCTCGTACCCATCCTGACGAAGTTGTTCAAACATAGCGGCGTTAGCAGCCTTGTTCGCTTCCGGCGTTGCAGCCTGAGCGTTAGGATTTTCCGCTGTAAGGATAGCGTACTGGCCTGTGACCAGCGGGGAAGTCTCCGGGTCTGTGAAGGACTCAACGGACTCATAAGTCTCGCCCGGTTCGGTCGTGACTTGCGGGGGGTCTTGCGGGGCAACTTGCGTGGTAGGTTCAGCAACCACTTCCGATGTGGGTTCTCCTACCAGCGGAACAGGCGGTTTCCCGGCGTCGTTTAAATCTCCGAGCAGAGGAACAGCCGCAGGAGCCGGGGCTACCTGTGCCGCAGCTTCCACAGTCGGGCCAGCAGCCGGGGGTTTTACGGCAGCGGCAGCACCGCCACCCATCAGGAAACCCGCAGACATGGACTCGAACCAACCGTTCATAAGATTCCCCCACTCGATTTTTAAAGCGGGGATAGCAGTTTTTTTATCCTGGGGTTTATAAGTCTCAGCAAAATGCTGGATATAATTATTACCCATCTGAGCGAATAGTTCCTGGGCTGACTCCAAAGAACCTACCTTTAGGAACCGCTTCAGGAAATTCTTAGCAGGGCCTTTTAGGAGTTCATCGAAAGGTAATTTCTCTGTCGCTGCTTCCCAGGCACCTGACATCAGAGCCGCGGTACTGGCAACTTCCTGGTCTATGTTTTTATCCCGGAGTTCGCCGTACGTCTGTGTGGCCTGGAAGCCACCCAGCAGGGCCAGGGGGACGTGCGGGTTCTTCAGGAGCATACCAGCGGCCACGGCCGATGCGAACGAAGGGGCGGATTCTGCGGTAGCGACAAGGGCTTTCTCAAAGGGTAGCGTGGTCCAGCCCATATTTTGAGCCTTGCGGAACTCTGGCGTTGGGACAAGGATATCACCTTCTATACCCTTTTGGTAGTAATCCACTACCTTCTGGCCTACTTTTTTCGCCGCATTTCTGGCCCAGATGTCCAGGTTTTTATGCCACTCTGGACGAAGTTTATCTGCAATATCGCCTACGTATTCCCCGGCTTTCCGGCCGGCAACTGGAATCGGAATAAGTTTACTCGCTATTTCACCGGCCGATTTTCTAAAACTGGTCGCACCATCAGAACCAGTACCAGTCTCAGCCGCCCATTGAATTGCCCGGCCAACACCCTGTAACATCGTAGAAAATCCACGGCCAGTAGCCTTCGCTACGTTGGTCACAGTTTCGCCAACGCCACCCTTCGGCGGAGCGACAGGCTCTTCCACAGAGAACTTAACTGTGGACTCATACTTCGACGGCTGGTTAGGCTCGAAACCTTCAGGTATTCCTACCTGCGGGTATTGCGAAACAGGTTCTTCAATTGAGAAACTAACGGGCATTAGATTTCCTTCCAGCCTTCAGATAAAGCTGTAGTTCGTTGCTGCAACCATTCAGTTTTAGGTACGCTTACCTGTGACCCATCAGGCCGTGTCACCGTGATTTTTTCAGGTGCGGGCTTCGACGCCTGAACTTGTTGGACAAACGGGGAAGTCTTGGGCGTTCCAGCCATAGGAGTTCCGGGCAATACAGCCGCGGCCGCTGCTTTAGAAATCGAACCCTTTGCTCGGAGTGCTGAGATTTCAGGAGACTTCGGATTCCAGCGATAGCGTTTATCTGCGGCGAGCATGTCATCCCACTGTATATCGAGTTGTTTCTGCTGCACCGGGGGCCGTGCGTCATAGCCGACGAAATCTCTCCACGCCTGGTACTGCTTAATTAAATCAGGTTGCTCAAAGCGATTCTCTGAGAGTGGATTCCATCGCCCTTGTTCAGGAGCGGCACCTGCAAATTGTGAAACTGAACCAGTCATGGATTTGGCGTTTAACGACCCAGGAGACAGGGGTGTGTTCCTCGACTCTGGCTGGAACATAGCCTGAGCAGTTTCCGTGGGTAAAATCATTTTCCACATCGCCCGGTCCGCGTCTTCCTGCGGGATTAGGCCGGCCTGGGCAAGCTGAGAAATCTGGTCGAACTGAGACCCCTGAGCGTAAATATCTTTTTTACGCTTATCGAATTCACCCTGTAGCTGCTGAATTTGTTTAGCGTAATTCTCCGGGTCACTCTTAGGGATAGAGTCCCCCTTAGCTTTATACTCTTCCCGTAACTTTGCAAACTGGTCCTGCAAAATCATCTGCGGTGTGAGGGTAGGCATTGGCATTATTTCTGCTCCTGTTCCCTTCGCTGAAGTTCGGCGTTAATCATAAGAATCGATTGTTCACTCTGACGGATAGTGAGGTAGTGTTGGTTCAAGGCCAGAGCGAGTTGCTCAGTTTTAACTGATTTAATGTCCTGTGGTTTTTGTCCCTGTTTCGGCTTCATAGTATTCCTTAAAGAGTAATAATCTCAACCCATCCATTTTCAGCAATACTTTTAATGGTAGTATAGGTCAGCGGCTCACCGGCACCACTTGGTTGCTCTGGACCAACCAGCATAATTTTATCCGCTTTTGCTATAGCATCACTAAAATCATCAGCAAGATAGGATATACCTACACTCCCACCATTACTCAACCCTAAAACAACGAGATAAATTTTCATGTCGTTCCCTTCTACGAATCGGAATATGAGATGTATAAACCACCCACAAAAATCAATGACCTCGTACCACCACCGACTTTAGCCACATCAACTGCACCTGATGCACCAATGTATCCCCCTGCACTAAACCCCGTATTGCTGGTAAAAAGCCCATTGGTCGTGATGGTCCCATCAATGTTTAAAATCAACTGACTTGTGTTTGTACCTGTATAAATCTTTAATGGTCTAACAGCATACGAACCATTGGTCCCTGCTTTTACTGTAGCTATTATATACGCGGCCAACGTGGTATTATACCCCATACTCAGGTACTCAACATTGGAAAAAGTAGGCCATCCATCTATTTTACCAGCAATTAAGTAGCCTACATTCTCAGCAACGCTACTTAAACTTGATGGGATTAGCCTCACAGATGTTGTCGCCCCATCCGTTCGTCGCACGGATAGTCCGCTCACTAAATTAGCTACCTCTATAGTAGAGGTGTTGACTAAATTAAGGGCATAGTTCAAGCTGAGGGTGTTAGTAGCAAACGTCAAATTCGCCGAATCCGTCAACAAACCAGCGGTCGTTGCTAAAGTCACATACCCCGAATGAAGGGCTGAGTTAGTTATACCACCGAAGGTTACAGATGATGTCGTCTTTACTGCTTGATTCAAGTAGTCTACCGATACGAGTTTTTTATCCGCGTCGGTCATCAACGCCTGTGAAGCCGTCAAGTTCACCAACGTAATATCAGCAAAAGACACTGAATCCCCGCTTTTATAGTATTCATTCGTGTCAAGAGCAAATGTACCCGCTGCGGACATTTTTACAAACGAAGTGGAAGCAAATGTCAGGCCGGCGAGCGAAGTTAGATTCGTCGCAAGCTCCTGAAATCCCGTGTGCCCCGCTGAAGCGAAGTCTAAATTCGCCAGGGTAGAGTGGTCCCCACCGCTTACCGACGAGATATATCCGGCTAAAGCATGGTCGCCCCAGCTATAAGCGTCATTCCAATTTCCTACGATGGCCGAAGAAATCGTTTCGCCATCTATGGTCAGACCACCGAACGTAGGCGTCGAAGTCGCATCGATACGTTTTGCGAGTTTACGCAAAGCGTACTCTATGCTTTTCCAGTCACCTTCAATGATTTCTGGCACTAACGACATGTTATTTAGCAAGCCCTAAAGGTATATTCCACTGACCGTTTGTATCCTGGGTGTATTTTTTACCATTTATCGTGACCCAATTCGACTCTGGCATAGCTGACCTTAAAGACTGCGGCATAGCTATGTCGTCATTGTTACCGAGGTTTAGCGTAGGTAAGGCCGAGGATTTAGCGGAAGAATTTCCTTCCATCCCGCGGGCACGCCAGGCCGCCATTTGTTGTTCGTAATCCTGTTGTGCCCGTGATACGCCTTGTGAAACTGGGGCAAACGCAGAACTCGTAAGTTTAGACGGGGCTATAGTCGTAACTGTACCTATTCTATTTTCTGGCAAATTAGCGTAATAACTTGCTTCCTGTCCCATGATATCAGTAAGCCGGCCTATACGTTCTGTTTCAGCCTGGGCAAGACGCGGAGCAGCTACGTCTTCAGCAAACGCATTAGCAAGACCACCGGCTACAGAAGTACCAGCGAGCCCTGAGCTTACTAAATTCGACATACCTTTTGCCACAGATTGTTTTCCCAGCCGGTCGAGTTGGGCCTGTATTCCAGACAGGTAGCTTCCACCAGGGGCGTATAATGCTTTCATTTGCGCATAAATATCGGATGGTTTCGTTGCCATTATTTCGCCTTTCCGCTCAAACTACCGTCAACAAATAAAGTTTCAAACGCCCAGCTTTCGTCGAGCGTGATATTTTCTAATCTGATAATCCCATACAAACCACTTGCCGATTGACGCCTCGACGAACCCCTGAAATTACCTGGGCCTTTAAATGTGCCGCCGAGTCGTGGGGCCGTGTTTGCTTTTGCTGATTTTATAGCATCTGCGGCCGAGCGAGCGACAAATACTTTATACGCCACGTCATCGGAATCTGCATCCGTGGAAGCTACGCCTGTAGCAACTGTGAGGTCAATGCTTTCGATTGAACCTTCCTTACGCTGCCCGTCCCCTAATGCGAGCGGGCCTATCGTAGTGTAACTATTTATTGCCACATCAGCGGCACCGCCGTCATCGCTTTTTGCTGCTTCATCATAACGCCGGATATAGCCGTCCGTACAACCTACAAGCACGCCGTCAAGAGTTTTATCCCCGGACTCGTAATGCAGCCCTGAGTAAACAGCACAAGCGGCCGGATATGTTTCCGGGAAAAACCCGCCTATTTTTGCCTCGCCGTCCACTGCTGCAAAACTATAAAAATAATTTGAGTTCGAGCCATCCGCTAATTTTGTTACCGAGATAACTATGCCGGCCCGTGAAGCATCGTATATCATGCTGATTCTATGGGTGAGATTAGAAGCGTTCTCGTCGGAAACTAATCGCGGGAGCCGTATGCGCGAAATTAAAGTCGGGACGCCTGGAACCGTAGCCCGGTAAATACCGTCTTTGCCCCAGAAATATAACTCTCCATCTGGCCCCCAGCACCACGAAGTCGGGCAGAAAATACCCGTGTTAGAGTCGAACGAGCGTAATTGTCCGCCGTCCATCGGGTCGCCAAATAGAACCCACATCGAGCCTGCACAACCGAAAACAAGATAGTCGTCTTTGTGGGGGATAAGGGCTTTTATAATATCGCCCATAACTCCGGCGTCTGAGTTGCCGCCTTTTACCGGCGAGCCTGCGTCGTTTACTGCGTATTTCCAATCGTAAGGATTTCCAGAGCGGGACATGTACCACTGGTAAGGCTCGCCTGGATTGCCAGATAAAACTACGCGATTTCTATACCGGCAAACTAAATAGGCTTTTTCTGGCATCGTGCCGTACTCAGTTGTCCCTATCGTGGCTTGTACGGTCCAAGTACGCCAGTGCGGTGTGGCGGTAACTGTCGCAGGGGTGAACGCCGAACCGCCACCGGCCGCGGGGTCGGTGACGCTATGCGTTGTGTCGAAGGCCGTAGCCCCGCCTGCGTAATACGCAAAACCATACACAGTCTGTTTAGTAGATTCTGTATAGTCAACGACCATATAGGCATACGCTCCGCCCGTCTGGTCCTGGGCAAGGAGCGTGCCATTTTTATGGGCGACCGAAGGGGCCACCGCAATAGTAAGTTTCGTATTAACGAAATCGACTATTTTTAATTTTGCACCGTTGGCGATAAAACACTTCTGAAACGCCTCTGCCATAGAGAGGTGGTCAGACGTATCTATATCATCGCGTGCAGCTTCGAGTTCGACCATCGTTCCAGCGCTCATATTATATGCTTTCGTACCAAATTTGATTCGAGCCGGCTACGACTAAACGCGAGTTTGTCGAGAACTGCTCGAACTTAAAAAGTTTTACTAAACGAGAATTTATTGCAACTGCCATAGCGAGCGAGCCAGTAATAAAAACATCGCCGCTCAATAACCCTGACCCAGTAAATAAAAGTGCAGATGCCCCATCTATTAAAAAATCTCCGGTTAAATCCCCGCTCTGTCCTAACACCAGGTTAACCGACCCAGAAATTTCATGGTCCACGACATCAGGGGAATACGTTTCAAACATCCCATCGGACCCGGCAAAACTTGTGATGTCCCACGTTGACCCAGAATCGGACGAAAACGCAACGAGTCCACCCGCATACGTAGGGGATGTCTGGTCCCTTCTCCATCGCATACAGTTCGTCGAATTAGCTCCGTTAGTCCGTATAACTATAGCATACTGCGTACCACTGGATAGGGCATACGGCGTTGAAAACACAACCTCAACCCACACCCCGGATGCTGATGTGGACAAGGTAGATATGTCTAATGTACCAGATGTTATATCTGCCCCAGACGGCGACCCTGCGGTAGTGTCGCGCAGGGAAACAGTAAGGAGTGACACTGTACCTACACGATACGCCAGTAGTTTGACTGATGATATGCTATAACTACCCGATGCTGTGAAAGTCTGGGCTACCCATGACGTACCTGATATGCTGAGCAGTGCGTCGTCCCCAGTATTGTAGTAGTCCTGCAACGTGGCCATATTAGTCCAGCGTGACCTCTAAAGTCCCAGCGGTGAATTTTACCGTATCGCCGGTGCCAACTACTTTAGACGAGGCTAACGCACCCCCGGCCAGAAAATTACCGGCGGTATCAGCGTCGAATAAACCGAAGTGTGTGATAGTGCCCCAGGCTGCCGCAGCAGCCGCGAATTCCACGGCTGCGTCGTTTACTACTGAATCATCAGTACGGGTAGTAGCTCCGAGAGCTATGCGGGTGTAATCGGTCCCGACCGTGGATACCTCGCCGCTCGCCCCTGTTTCTTCTGGGTCGGCTGTGAACAGGGCGACGTACCAGGTTGGTGCGGTGTAGGCCGCTTCATCGAATATATGGTCTAAAATGGCGGCTTCCAGATAATTACTCGCTGACATATTATATATCCTCGTACCAAATTCTATCGTCTGCGGCTGCAATCAGCCGCCGTTTCTGATGTACTGTACTGTCCCCGGACGGCAAAGGTGCCCCGGCTAAAACCGTCGTAGTAAACGTCCACGTTGCTCCGGTGTTCGTTGAACCCGCCCTTTTTGCTACAACGTACCACGTATAAGTGTTCCCGTAGCTAAGCCCGGTTGCAGGGGTGGAAAATGCAGTCGCGGAACCTTTAGGCACATCCGCGGCAATTTTATTTTCTTCGAGGTAAACATCGAAAGTAACGCCTGGCCCTGTACTAAAATTTTCCCACTCTAATTGTAAACTGGATGGGCTTAAATCCGTTGCGGTATCAGCCGGCGTCGGATTTACGGGCGATGTGAGGACATTTCCTATGGTCGTAGTCGAGAACGTCAGGTGCTCGCTCTCAAGCTCGAAATTGTCATAGGTCGAACCGTCGTAGACGGCTACGGCGTACCATTCATACGTCTCACTCTGCTCTATAGTTAGTCCGTCCGTCTCGAACATCCATACGTCGCCGCCAACGAAGGTGGCATCACCCACGTAGTCTGCCCCCGAAAACGTGTCCCCAAAATAAATTTTTATGGTATTCGCATTTGCAGTATTATGCAGTAATAGAAATACAATATCTGTTTCAACATCTTCAGCCTCGTCCGCTGGGTAATATCCAACTGGAAGGTCTGGGATTTGTATTCCACCTACCGCACGTATTCCGTCTGTGGCAAACGAGAACGTATCGAAAGATGGTGCCCCATCCAGTAATACGCCCAAACCAGAGCTACGTAACTGCCATCCAAGCACCCATTGAGTCGCCGGGGTCCACGATGTACCGCCGTCATTGCTGTAAAACATACTGGCGAACTGTCCCAGGTGTTGATTTAAAGACGTCCCCGCAGCAAAACACGCCACCCAATAATATCGGCCAGGGACACATTCATACGGACCAATAGAGAAGTCAGAAACCAGCGTTCCAGACGGCCGGGAAGAAGCCAATATCGCCCCGGTGTCAGCAACAACGGTGGCATCTGCAAAATCAGAGGTCAGGCTTTCATAGAGCTTATATGAAAATGACCCGGCTCCACCGCCACCGTGTGTCGCGGCTCTAATTGAGTCTACGACTAATGACACTTAGTGTGCACTCCGTACCAAACACATCGCTACGACAGGCTGTTCCACTCCACCTATTTGCGTACCTGCACCCCACTTGTCCAGGCCGGGTCGCTGTCCCAGTCGTACACGACCTTCAAGCGAACAAATCGGCCGGACATTTTTTAAGTCAGGGGAAGTTAAAGCTGGCTGTTTTGAGGCAGCACCGCTTTTATCAATTCCGAACAGAGGGGGTTGAAGTTCCATAGCTTAGTCCCCGGCTACTGTAACCAGATTAAAGTTCGCTGACGCTTTCGTGCCGATATTGCAATACAGCTTCGATGTGGTCGTTCCGTCAACGTCGATAAAAATACAGCCAGGGGCGTATCCTGTGGCCGCATCGGACGGAACAGTAATGCCATAGCATAGCATAATTCCATCTTCGCTAACGAAGATATTTCGTACCGCGGCTACGCCGGCAGGAGCAGGGACCATATCGTGCAAACTTTGTGACATTCCAGAAGGATTAAACATTTTTACTCTCCATTATAAGTTACGTCTTTCCAAGTGAAACCGCGTTCCACATTTCTTCCACAGTTTAAACTTCCTACGCTCCTGGGTGCCGCACCTTTATCTATGCGGTACGCCGAAGGGAGCGAGACTTTATGAAAATACTCTATCGCTCCATTTATTACATCTTTAATCTGCATTTCAATCTGACATTTACAAGCATCCACAACAGTCTGGTCCATGAACATCCCGGCCGGATGTACGTTTGCTACGGGCTGAACTACATAAGCTGAAGTCGTGTCAGGGGTAGAACCACCCGACAAAGCCGCAAACGTAAACGTCTGAGTAGCGTGGTCAAAGCCTGTAATCGTTGCTGTTTCGCCCGCACCTGTCCCGTCCAGTATAGTGAGTATCCAATCGTTAAAATAATCATTGGCTTCAAAACGATTTGTCGTATCCACAAGTGTAGTCGCTGAACCGTCTGTTGCAATGCCTGACTCTAACCGCAACTGGTCAAAACAGGCTGTGTAAGGGATTTCAATCGTATCCGCAGCGACAGGTTGCGGGTCTATAATTAACTCCCAACGCCGTGAGACACCGAGAGAAGATGTCGGTAAGTAAGGGCGTACCGCAATTCTAAACGGGTAGCCAGTGTTCGGGCCGTCTTGTCTGATACGGCGTATTTCAGATTCATCACACCAGATTAACGGTGTTCCATGAGTTGTGTTTTTAGCATAGGTGGCGTTTCCTAAAACTGCACCGCCGAAATCTTCCGGCATTAAATACCGGGAAGGGTCATAATTTATTAAACCAGAAGCGTCGTCGAATACTCTATAAACACTTGTCGAGTCCGGTGTCCCGTCCCCAGACAAAGCCGTAAAAGCAAATGTTCCGGTTGAGCTTGTGTAATCCGTTATAGTTGCATATTGTCCGACTGCTGTACCAGACTCTATGTACAATGTCCAGCCGTTAAAATAATCATCGTCTTCATCGCGGTCGCTATCGACTAAAGTTGCAGCCGTACCGCTCTCAGCCGTACCTTCTACCCAAGTGGGAAAAGTTATCGAAGCTAATCTTCGACGCCATTTCCAACCGTTCTCAGGTTGCAATGAAATAAACATGCGGATAGCATCGTTTACAATTCGCTTGCAGCGGTCGAGGTCGTGCCTGTCTACGGGAACCATCGCAGGTTTCTGACCTGTGGAACCGTAGAACGCAGAACCAATCGTCTCGGCTACGCGAACGACTATATCAGCAAAAGTTAAAGCACTTGTTGGTTCGGCCATATAAAATCCTAAAAACCGAGTTTAGTGTAGTATATATACTACACTAAACCCAGTTAGAAAACTTACTTAACCCTTCAGATTTACGAGTGGCCCATTACCAGCAGCACTACCCTCAACGATGTAGCCGGCAATCTGAGAACTCGAATACTCCGGAATCGTCGCACCTAACGAAGTATCAGTCGGGTCCAGGGAACCATCATGCCGCCAGAACACGGTCATGTCACCCTGCGAAGCACCAACACCACTCTGCGGGGGCAGCCAGATAATGCCGCTACGCTGCACCCAGAAATACTTCCCAGACGCTGAAACGTAGGCGGTTGGCACGCCCATCTTTGCGAGCACGTTCGAGGTTCCAGTACGCAGAGAAGCGTAAGGACTCTTATAGACTTCGCATTTGGACGTGGATGCTGTAATCGCATACGTGAGTTTGGCGTCCAGATACACGACAAACGCGGCGTTTGCATCAGCGGCGTCGTTACCGATAATACCACGAATCGTGGTGTACGTATCGGACGCGCCATCGAACAGAACGATGTAGCCATTACGCAGTTCGTCTTCGGTCAGAGCGGCATGTGTGCCGGCAGGAACCGTGACGGACTTGGCACCAATCGCGTGCGAAGTGGCAAACGTACCGATTGCAACGTAACCGGCCTGTGTGGTTTCAGCACCGCGAGAAGCGGAGCACGCACCTGCGGAATACGAATAAACGAACTCTCGGTCGTTTACCTTTTTAACATCCCCAATCCAATAATCAGGATGCTTCACACTGGACACATCATACAGGAAGTCCAAGTCGGGCTGGTTGGAATAGCGAACCATACCTTCGCGGGCTTCGCTGGTTACAGAAATTTTACCTTGCATGTGTTACTCCTTACTTACGAAGTTTTGTGGATAACGAAACCGGCAGTCCGGGCGTTAAGACACAGGTTATTATGGGCACCATTCAGATACACAGTGAATGTCTCCGGCTGGCCGCGGTCCGTCATGGGTTCAGACTCTTCCATCCAATAGCCATCATGTACAAACGGCTGGAACTTGGAGAAGTCAACGCAGTAAATGGGCGTATAGGAAGCACCATTCAACTGAGGAATAGGTACAACCGGCAGGCGGTTAATCGTAACCATTCCGGTGTCATCCATGCGGATGTTACCCAAGAGTTCCTTGCCTGTAACCTTGTCATCACGCTTGTCAGCCAAATCCTGAAGCTGAACGTAATTATCGAAATCGCAATAAATACGTTTTGCCATGCTCGACGGATTCGCCGGGTCATTGACAATCAGCGGGGCCTTGAAACTGGTGTACACAAATGCAGTTCGAAACGCCTTCAACAGGGCGTTGTCTACCTGGGTGTACGTGGCCGCATAGTTACGCCACTTAGTTTCAGTAGCGGCGTCAATACCAGAGATATTCGTGGTAGTCGTCGCATCCTGGAACACAGCAGTCGCACCAACGAAACCAGCGGTCGAGTTAATCGAACCGGCAGCGTTGAACATGCGGAGATAGTAGGGGACGCCGTTCGGATACAGGTCGTCGTTCGCGTTGGTGGGGGTCTTCCAAGCACGGTCTTCAATCAAGTCGGCCAGTGCCCACAGGCCGTCCAACCGACGAACTTTCATCAGGCTGATAAAGCCCTTAGCGGAATTCTTATTCTGAAGGATTTCGAACTTATCCCAAGAATAGGAAGTACGCAAGCGGGTCCAGCCCACTTTAATCGTGGACATTACATCCGCGACTTTAGGCTCTTCTGTCTGGTAAGCCCGGACATAGTGAGCATTGCCGGAATTATCCAGCATTACTTTACGTTCAATCTGATTCCCGCCATCAATAACCATTCTTTCCTTCTGGTAGATTCGGCAGAATTCATAGGACTGGTTAGTCCACTGAACCTCGAACTCCTGCTTAGGAAGGTCGTTGAGGGTAAGGGCAATCAAATCGGCAAAATCACTGTTTTTCACAGACATCGTGTAACTCCTTTACCACTTAATTGCAGCAAGGCGAGCCGTCGTCTTGTCTTCAAGGTGCTTGGCCGGATTCGTCTTCGACAGGTCCGGTTCTGTAGTACCTTTGGGCTTTAACGTCGCACCCTTGCTTTTGGTTTTTAACTGATTCTTCAAAGTGGTACGAAGGGCCTGGGACTTAAATTCATCAGCGACAACAAGGTGAGCACGTTCGAGGGCTTCATCCACATCCATTTCGATACCCTGTAAAGCAGCACCGTCACGGATTTGGTCTGCTGTCTCCAACAGTTGTCTACGCCTATCATACTGTTCTATGGTTAAGGTCTTGTCGTTGACTTTACCCTTACCATAAAACTCGGCGTAAGGCTCCATTTCTGCCGCCCCGAAAAACGAGTTAATCGTTTTCACGGCTACGTCGTTCGGAGCCGGCTGGCTCGAAACGGGCTTTTGTGGAACCTGATTTTTCGCTAAAAGTGCTACCTGGTCCTGAAGGGCCTGAATCGTTTGAATCGCTGGGTCATCGTCGCCGTATGCTTTCTTCATCGCTGTCAAATCAATCGGCGTAATAACTGGCGTTTCGTCGGCCTTTTTCCCGTCGTCCTTCGTACTGCCACGCCCAATCCGGGCGAATTCCTGAGAAATCTTATTCGTAGAAACGTAAAGTTTTTCCAGAGTTTTTAACGCAAGCTCCGGGTCTTTCTTCACGAACTCGTCAACTTCTTCAGGTTCCCATCCTTGATGTATCGCCGCTCTGCGATACTTGTCAGGAAGTTCGGATTTGGCCGGGGTAGGGTCTGAGTCGTCTTTCGCTTTCCCTGCTTCCGGGTCTTCTTCGGCCGGAGGGGTAGGGTCGGCGTCTTCAGTTTTAGACGCTGCTGGCTCTTCTGTTCCTTCTGGTTCATCCGCAATCGCGGCTAATCTCTCTTCGGCTTTAGCAGCCGCATCGAGTTCTTCTTGTTCTAATGTTACTTCTTGTTCACCGTCTTTTGTTTGTGCTACTGCTACTTCTGACATATTGACCTCTATATAGGGTAAGGCGGTAAGTCGTTACCGCGTTGCTACAGGTCTTAATTTCTGCGGGTGTTTTACGAACCCGGTATCTTTCATATAATTCTCTTGCTGCTGAACGCTGTTAAATCCTACTACGCCGTCCGGCCGTACAGGGATGTCAGGCCACAGCTTTTTATGGGCATCTATTTGAGAAGGTGAGATAGCCATAGCTTCTGACCAATGCGTAGACTCGAACTGCCGGCCACCGCCCATAACGTCAGCACAAAAAGTTTTATCAGGAGCGAAACCGCTAACCATCTGGCCGCCGCACTTCTCACACGGCACAGTTATACGAACTTTATTATCGTTCGTAAACTCATAGTCCAGGGCTTCATCTGGATGGACTTCAGTTCGACAAGACTGGCAATGACAGGTTAGCAGCATTATTTTTTATCCCGTATTTGTTTTAACTCTTCCGGAGTTAGGCCAGACGAGTAATTTCCGACTGGTTTATTTCTTGCCATAGTGTTTTTTCCACTCTTCTTCAGTAAGAGCATTTCCAGCACGTGCTTGAGAATGTACATTTTGTTCCCCAAGATTTTCCTTGTTAGGGTCGGAAACAAGGGACTTTTTCTTCGTCGAAGCGAAAACGGATTTAACTTTCTCTCCGAGCTTTTGTACCCAGTTCTTCGGTTTTATCTTTGGCTTCGGTACTGGCTTTAAGGCCACTTTACCGGCCGGTGACGCCGCAAATTCATTCGCTAATTTGACCGCACGTTGTAATTTCTTATCTGCCATTTTTACCCCCAAACAATTTCTTTAAGCCGTTCTCTACCTTAACATCAAGCTGTTTGGCCACATCTGAGGCAGCCGCGACCTTCGTTTTAGCGAGAACTTTTACTGCGGCTAAAAGTTTAGAATCGCGTACAATTTCTTTGGCACGAATAAGGCTATCATACGCATTTTCGACCTTATACTTATCTATGCCGCCGATAGTTTCTAATTTTGCCATAGTAGATTCACTCATACTAATAAGCTCCCATCCCACTCTTCATCTGTGACTGGCCTTCATTTGCCCCGTCTTGTGCCTGCTGCATCATCGAAGGATTACCTGCTTCACGCTGAATAGGGAAACCCCCGTTCTGCATCGTATTCATCCCGCCACCGGCTTTACCCTGGCTCTGTGGCCCCATTGCTAACATCATCTGCATACGCTGTTGGAATTGCGGGTCATCGAATAAATCTGATACCCATTCCTGTATGCCCATTTCCCCAGCGATACGTGTAAGGTAAGCCTGGATATTAAACGGCTGGCCTATCTGCATAAACGTCTGTAGCGCCATAGCGGCCTGGGGCATAATGTTCGTACAGAACTGCATTATAAGTTCTGCCCGTTTCGCTGGCTCTAAAAGCGTCATAGATTTTGGTACAATTTTTGTGACAAAATCTGCAAAGTCGCCTTGCCTCTGTTCAGGGGTCAGGTGTAACTGTACATACTCTCCACCGGGTTTACGCTTTGCGAGCATCTGGTCGAGCAACGGGTCGTAGTGTAAATACCACCGTTGTTTATCCGCAATGTCCGCAGTAAAATCATAAAGCAAGCCGCGAGCATCATCAACTGAAATCGACGCATTGCCCTGTAAAATAGAAGCCTGAGTAGCGGACTTTGCATTAGACCGAAGACCGCTCATCTGGTCGGGATTGCCGGCCATGTAATTAAACCACAACTGAATCTGTTGCAGCATCGGAGAATTTTCTTTATTTGCCCCACCTATCGACAAAGCCTGGACAGCTTGTGGATTAGAGGACGCAATCGTATCGCCGTCACTGGCGTTCACTATATCCTGGGCCGTATCCGAGTGAGCCGGGTCGTAAAGCAGAACATCTTTCTGTCGTTCGGCCTGGTCAAGAATTTTTCTGAACACCGAATTAGCAGATTTATGCAGGTCGAAAATCATACTCGCCGGAGATACCGGGAGCGGATTTCCGTCAACCGGAGGCGTAAATGCGAGATAAGAATACGGCCCTGAATCCGGCCCGTAATAATCTGTTACCGACAAATACTTATCGAAGGTACATTCATACGGGTCAGGTATCGTAATAAGTGCTTTTGCCTGCGGAACCCAGAGTTCAACTACATGTACTTTATCTTCAATGTCGCAATCATCTTTTCCAGCCGTGAGTTCAGCTACGGTTCGGCCATTTCCACCGAGTTTAGTCCCAGCGGCCGGGAGTTTTAAAATCAAGTCATGGTCGTACCCATCGGTATCGAGTAAATACTGTCTCGGCGTAGATGTCCTGTGTCCAACGAACGGACTGGAATCTATGGACTTACAATCGGACGAGAACACAAAATCATCCAAGTCTACCAGTTCGGTATATAACTGTCCGGGGTCAATTTCAGAGCCGTCAATTTCCAGTGTTACGCCTGATTTTGCGATGCTCGTTTTTGCAATAGCCATAGCGAACATAGCTGAAACGGCCGCGGCCCGTAGCAATTTCTTCAGGTTTATTTCTTTGTTTACCTTCGTCAACGCCATACTCTGAAGGTCGGCGTACATGCGGTATTGCAAGTAATCTGTCGAAACTTCACAGGCTGGATTGTTGTTTACGATGTTCGGGACAATCGCACGCAACGCAGCGTATAAAAGATTCAATGGCTCGTCACCCGTCAGGCCGAACTCTTGCTGATAATACTGGCCACAATATGCCTTAATAAAAAGGGCACGAGCACGCCTATATTTTTTAAGGCGTTCAAATCCGCGTTTTACCGCGTCTTGTACCTGAGAAGGATTTACATCAGTAGCCGGCACTTAACCCGCCCTTTCTATTAGGTAAGTAATTGCAGAAGCCAGGGCCGATTTATCTTCTCTAAAATACCCCAGCCCAGAGTTACATGTGTAACATAGCAAGCCACGTACTTTGCCAGTAGCGTGGTCATGGTCTACGGCCAATTTTCGCACGCCCCGCTTATCTTTAGAAGTTTCCGGCTTGCCACAAATCGCACAAACGCCGCCCTGCGATTCGAGCATAGAATTATATTCAGACAAGCTTATCCCAAACCGGCTCTTCAGTCTGGAATTTTCGACTCTATCTCTATTCTGGCCAGCCCACTTTCGCCTGTAAGCGTTACCCCGTTTCGAGTCCGCCCGCTGGTGGGCCGATACTCTTTGGTTTGCGCATTGTTTACAGTAGCCGTGCAGTCCATCTTTTGCGGACCTATCCCGGTGGAAAAAATCCGCTGAACGCGGATATTCCGTTTTACAACCAGAGCACATCTTCTGTTCACACGCTATTGTCATCGGAAGTCATATTTCATTCGCCACGATATTTTTTTGCTCTTTTTTTTCTTTGCCAGCGTGTCCCGCATCTGTTGTTCAAACGAACCATACGGGGCCTGGATTTCTTTTTCCGGCCGGTTCACAGGAGCGTCGTCATCTTCCAGCGTCAAGGCATCAGCTATAACGCAGTCCCCATGTGTAAGCCTGGCAGATTTACTCTCTTCAACTAAACCGGCCGGGCCAATGCCGCCGTCTGGAAGATAAATATAAGTAAGCATTTCGTCCAGAGCGAATATCGAGTGATTTACGTAACCGCCGTGTGCTACCGCCCTATCGTAAACCGTAAGCAATTCCAGTTTCGCTTCTCTTGACGAGTGCCACCCATATTTCTGTGTCGTAAGGTCGTCAACTACACCAACTCTTCGGGCACGATAATAATACGGATAGCTGAATTTTTTAACTATCTGTTTACCGAACTCCCATCCTGGGCCGTTCATTTCCCATTTAAGAAGCGGCAAACTATAAGGCTTTTTACCACCTACCCAGATAGCGATAGCTATTGCTATGCGGGCCATTTCATAGGGTGGATACTGGGCACTTCGCCATTCGGCGACTTTCTCACCTGTCTCTCTGCATTTAACCGAGAGAACTGAGTTTGACGCCCCCTGGCCTTTTCCTATGTCGCATCCGACAATATAGGATTTACTCTGGTCAGGGCGACCACCAATTAAATCACACCAAATTCTGAAATCAGCGTCCTTTGCCTTCGTTACTGTAATGGCTCGATAATCCTTTCGAGACAAATAAACTGCTACACTGTCATCGGAAATGTCTGACCGCAAGGCAACACTGTAATTGTATTTCGGCTCACTCCCGAACAAGGCCCTGTGAACTCGAATGCTGTCGTGGGTGAAGAAAGTATCGCCCGCTTCCAAATCCTGCCGTAAAACTTCTTGAGCGAGTTCTTTTTTCGACCGGACTTTTTCTTCTTCGTCGAACCACGGGGAGCGAATTTCCCATTTGCCGGACTTTTCATTTCGTAGAACATATCTATTCGCACCTTTCTGCGGGTGTTCCCAGAAATCCATAGTAAAAACTTCGATGGTCCCGTCAGTCTTCCATTTGGAATACTCGGTCCCAGGTCCGGCAGGGGTAGAATTTATAATACGCATCAGGGCCACGTCGCGTGTCGCTGAACGCATCTTACTTCCGTGTTCGACCTTCGCAAATTCGTCCAGCAAAGCGACTAAACGCCTATCGCCTGAACCCGCGTGAGGCGTTGTGGACTCGCCATCTATCGTACTGTTAGTCGTCGTACTATGCAAGTGCATAGACGTTCGATTTTTTTCATCGGGCAAACACGAAGCTGGCCGCATCCAGTCAGGGAGCCACTGGTTTATATAGTCATGTTTTTGGAACAAGGCTTTATGGTTGCCGGTCAGGTCCACGTAGTCTTTAGTACGTGACATTTCCAGCAACTTAGCGTCTTTTTTAAACAGCCACAACCAATGCAGGAAATAAATACAACACCAGGACGCACCCATGTCACGGCATTTATCAATTAAAATGTCTTTGCCGTGTTTTAAGCACCACTCGAACTTGTCAAAGAGCCTGTCTTGCACTTCCCACGTTATAAACGGAACGTGAGGATTTACTGCTTCTATTCTTTTCCCCGTTTCCGGGTCAACGTCATGCTGGTGGTATGTCCATCCAAACGCATTGACGAAAAACTTTAATGACGCTGAACACGCAGCGATTAAATCTTGTTGCAGTTGTTCGTCGTTTTCAGCTTCAGCGAGCAGTTTAGCCCGCCATTCGACGTTTTCCTGTTCGCGTTTAGGAACGACCAGGCCCGTGATAGGGTCTGTCCAGTACCGCTCATTCGACGGGAAAGGTTCACTAAGCGTTGGCTTGAGTATCTGGCCCAGCTTTTGCAAGGTCATTTAATCGCTTCTTTCCCTGGTCACTGACCCTATCGGCCAGTGTTCGTTTGTCCGGCTCTTCCGTAGCGGCCACAGGTATGCGGCCTTCTACACGGTCGTAGACTAACGCAATCATGCCAGCGTTAGGCCCGTGAACGAGTTCGTCGATTACGGTCTTGCCGTCCATCTTACGCTCTACTTCTTCCTTATAGCCTAACGCCATCTTCACCATCGTGCGGGCCATCTTCTCAGCCTTAGTCACGATAACCGGGGTTCCGTCTTCGTCCATTTCAACTTCAGTTTTTTCCTGAAGTATAGACTTTAACTGGGCGGTCAGGAGTTTGCCGGCTTTAATTTTTTCAGCTTTTAGCGTCATATCAGTTACGAGTAAGCCATCTGGTCTTTCATTTCCATGTTTTTGCGAAGGAACGCTTTAGGTGTCGTACCGACGCAAATATAATGTAAAGTGGTCGTATTCGCGGGCACTTTAATCTGAATCGTTTGACCGGCCGCACATGCCCAAATAATGTTCGCAGCCGTCGCAGTTGTCAGCAGCCCAAGCAAGCAGTACCCCACACAAGCGGTAAGGGTATAAACCTGTCCAGACTCCACGGTAATCTCCGTGTCGCTTGTCTGGTCAAGTGTCTGTCCGCTCGCGGCTTCCGGCGTAGCCATTTCCCCACAAGGGGCCATCTGATTACCAACCTGGTCGGTAGCTCCGTACATCGTTATCTCCCAATCCACAATAAAACACTTAACGGGCCAAGCCCGATTTCTATACTAAAGTGCCGGCCTGTGACACTAATGCCTACAGCACTGCCGAAGACCCAGAAACCCCGAGCGAAGCTGTGCTGTAGTTTTACCATTAGTCACCCAATGCTTCCAGTTGTTTCGGGGTTAGCAACGCTTGGATTGCGTTCTCAATCCTTATAGCGGCAAATTCCCACTCTTCTAATGCCCCGTCCTTATTATTTTTTGCGGCCAACTTTACCAACGGCCAAGTAAGCAAGTGTGCGACTTCATGCACGGCCAATGCTTCCGGTCCGGGGTACCCTATGCCATCAGCCGCGACCATAGCTGTCGTTAGCGTAAACACAGCGTTGTTGCCCTCGGATACGTACACTTGTGCCCACGTATCGGAAACATACCGGTGCAAAAATATGTGCCCATAGTGTTGCAACCCGAACATTTGGCACATCTTCCCGCAAGCCTTTTTAAACCTCTGAAAGTCTTTTTTGCTCGTCCGCACCAGCATCACCAGGTTTTAAAAACTCTTGCCACTCGTTCAAGTCACGTATCGGATTAACCATCTTTGCTCCGCACTCAGTACACAGGGCGTTCTCAGGGATTTTAGCCTGGACTTTAGCGGACTCATTTATTTTCGTCTTCGTTCTGTCCACACCTACAATTACCGGCATCGTTACCACGACCTCAGCAATTACCAGAACAGGCACATCACATAAACATTTAGGGCACAGCATTAGTTCATCCTCATAGCACGGTCGAGTACCGCCTTATTTCGTTTCCCTGCATCGCGTTGGCCTTTTATACAGGCCAGGTCACGTTGCAACAGCTTCGGGTTGTTTAGCGATTCAAACTCTTTGCAGAACGCTTCAAACGACATGTCCTTGTTCTCGAAGCTGTTATAGAGTTCCCGCAGGTTCATCCGCCGTTTACGCTTAATCCTGGCCGCCTTCTCCGCGTCAGGAGCCGGCCGGGAAGGAGTTCCAACCCGGTCGTCTGGAAAATGCGATTGCAGGTCTACCGTTTGGTAGCCTGCGTCTTCTGGGCTTACGCCCTTCGCTATAATAGATTTCAGCGTTTCACTAATTGGCATCGGCTGATTCCGGGTCGGGCATGATAATTTCTGGGCCATCCGGCGTATCCATCACGGGTACTGCCGCCATCGGGGGGCCGTAGTCCTGCATCAGGTCAGCGATAATCGTTTCCAACTCCACGATTCGTTGCTTCAGCGTGATATTCTCCGCTACCGCGGCTGCTTCTTCAGGAGAAACTGTTCTGCTGTTCATTGTCATAGTACTATACCTTTATGCTGTTATTTTACGTTTAAACATAACCGCTACGTTTACATCGAGACGATAAAAATGTATCGCTTCCCAGCCGTCTTGCCCTTGTATGTTCAGCCAATCGTCCAGGGCAATCACCCCTTTCGGTACCAGTACTTCTACGTATTCAAACTTATCCATTATTTCGCCTCGTAGATTTTATTTAAATCCTGCGGCATCGGCTTACTCGCGTTCGCTCCACCAAACAACCGTACTGCCTGATACACGTACTGTGCTCGAAACCAGTTCATGCCGGCCGCTATACACAGGTCGTATAGAGCCTGGTCTGCTTCTTTCCTGGCTGACATGGGCAATTTTCCCAGGCGGATAAATTGGTACAACACGTCGTGAACCAGAGAAGCGGTCATAAAATCCGGGGTATCTATCGCAGGACCGGAAGCACCATCCCACGAGTAACCGTCGTAAATTGTTAAGCTTCCCCCAGGGTTTAACCAAGCGAGTTCGTTCCCACCGGAATCAAATATGCCTACGCCCGTACCCGGCAGTCGAAGTGCAGTCTGGACGTGCAGGGTTTCCACCACACGATAATTCCAAAAATCCGTCCGCACGTACCGCACTACTTTACCGCCGCCTTCCGTGCCACATCGTAACCACCGCAGGCAGCCAGTCCGAGCATTAGCCCGTCAACTGCTCCCCCGCCGAGGCTCACCGACACGATTATCCCAAATCCGATGGACAAGAGGGAATATATCTCCTTATAACCGTTTACAAACGGAAGTCGCTTACTGGCTTCAACAGCCATAGCGACTACAGGCACCCAGATTAAAATTGCTTCGTTCATTAACGGCCTCTATGTTACTGTGCAGGCTTTTGTTTCTTCATCAACGCACTCACGGCCGTCACCAGGGCCGCACCTGCCACGGCAATCGCCGCAATCTCAGGGTTGCTCATAACTACCGCCGTCTTAGCCGCCTCTGCTGTGGCCTTAGCCAGAGCGATTACGTTGGGGTCAGAGATTACCTTAGTGGCAACTTCCTGAACTTCAGCACAACCACAGAATAACGCGATGGGTAAAATACTTAAAAATTTCTTCATGGTTCGTTTCCTAAGTGTTTTTATGGTACAATAAGTAAATCCAGCACTAACGTCGGACTCGCCCGATAGTATGGCTGGACATCGTGATTAAAATGGGACAGGTGCGGCTCGAACGCACGCCCTGTTATGCCGTCAACCGGCCCAACCGCTCTAACCAACTGAGCTACCATCCCGCGACTACTAAATACATGACTACTAAACTCTCGGATATTAGTAATAAGTGGGCGACTGCCGGTATCTCGCCGGCTCATCCTGGTAAACCCACAAGAGTGCGTTCACACACCCAGTCGCCATAAATCGTAAACTATTACGGCTTACCTCGTCCTTTAGAGCCTAAGTCGTAATATAAGACGAGTGCTGGTTTCGCGTATAGGCCAGCTAACCTGTCACCTGCATACGTCTTCTTTTTACCAGGACTCGTCTTAGGGTATCAGGTGGGAGTCGGACCCACTATCTACGGAGCTTATCGCAACTGCTCTGCCGCTGAGCTACTGATACCGTGCCGGGTGGCACTATGCTAAACCCTGGGTCGTCCGACCCAAGTAGGAGAAATGCCTATTCGTGTTTGTGTCTACCGCTTCTGCCGCTGGCGTAGCCTTTAAAACAAGGCCCTCCCATATATAGACTGAAAACTGACATGTTCTTAAGGTCCAGGGGGAATAAAATTATATTTATGTAAAGATTGTAAAGTATGTAAATACAGTGGAAATATGTGGCCCGATGGCCTCTGAAAAGGATGCCCGCCCTCCGAGTTATGAGACTCTAAAGGGTGGCACGGTGGGGGTCCGATAACATAGAATTGTGGACAAACCTTATCGCTGGACCTACAGGTCTGTAGGTGATTGCATTATCAGCGTGATAATGAGGATTATTAGGCTATCGTGTTAAAATGGGTAACGTTTACGTCGGTTCTCTGGGACTAATCATATACGACCAGATGGGACAATGTATAGTCAACTTGACAATACCCGATAATTCTTATCGACAGTGGCCTATGCACTTTTCGGAAAAACGGCCATAGCGGCATAAATACGTGAAGGTTTATGAGACCTTTACAGAACATAGGCCACTTTGGGCCAGAACATAGGCCAGATAAGTATAGTATTTACAGATACTTGTATCAAAAAATGCCTCTGGCCTATGTTTTTTGGCAAAAAACCAGTCCTTACTTATAGCATTTATTTATACCCCTTATACCTATTATATGTATTAGTGGTATCTCTAATATCTTCCTATATACTCTTTAACTCCAGAAAATAGGTAAAACATAGGACAGTAGATATAAAGCCTTATATAATAAAGAGTTAAGTGGCCTATGTTCCGTCCCATGTTGGCCTATGTTATTTTAAAACTGCTATAAAGCCTTATTATTACAGTACTTAAGTGGCCTATGTTTGTCCTATGTTCTGTAAAGGTACATAGGTATCAGACATTTCCTATCGACATAAAATAGGGGTTTTTAGGCTATTTGAGATAAAGCGGGCTATAAAGTGTAAAACCATTGTAAAGGTAATAACAGAACAAAGTATAGGTCAATTAGGTGTAGTAGTATATAGGTGTATATACATGGAAACAGGGGTATCAGACATTGTGTATCTTCTATAGCCATGCGTAGGACGCCCATAGGCTTGCGTTATCGCGCTGGGGGTATTGATAGGATAGGGGTAAATTGACTGTTTTGGGGTTGTGCTGGATTTATCTGGTATGTGAGATATACGGGTAAATAAAAAACCTTGCATACTGATATATGCAAGGTCGATGAAAAAAGATGTAAGTTAGAAGGGCATTAAAAACCCCTGCCATAGGAAGCAAGGGTTTTCGGAGGAAAAAGATGAAAACAGATGTTTTAGTACCCCATAGCCATAGCCTGTTTTGCGGCATAGCTGGGGGGCATACCGTCTTCATATAAATCGGCATAGCAGATATCGGGTAAATCTTCTGAAGTAAAACCACCTAATTTATCAGCGATAATTTTATCGACCTTTTTCATCCAGTCTTCAAACGATTGTTTTTTAGCCATTGTTTTTCCCTTTTTCATCGGCATAATCGCCAATTAAATAATACCATAAATCGGGATAAAAGCCAATAGAAAAATAAAATATATTTTATTTGCTTGACTTGACCGGGTTTTTGTAATATGGTTTAATGGTTAAACAAGGGGATAATCATGAGAAAACTATCGTATCGAGAATGGATAATACTCTGCATAATGGCCTATCTGGCCTTGTGTTAAGGGGTTTATTATGATAAGCTGTTTTATAGACCGAGACGGTAAAATCAGGGAATTGACTTGCGGTATGGTTCATGCCGCTATGGCTAAAAAGTGGTATAAATGCTCTCTTGATACCGCTATTAAGTGCGGTATATGCCGGATACGATGTTTTGAAAGTCTTACACAAAATGTTATTTGCATAGACGTAGGAAAACACTTGACGGATAAACAGAAAAAAAGTATAATGAGTATATGGAGTAAATGTAAGACTCTGGTATGGCATATCGCTGGGAAAACTGGGGATTGCCATAATAACACGACGGAAAAATTGTTTGAATTACTGGGGGTATAAAATGGAATTTACGTATCGTATTCCCTATATGGTTACACGGGAGTTAAGAAAAGGGGTATAAATGAACCGGATAGAAAAAATCATGGCGTATGAACAAGGCGATTTATCGGACGATGAAACAATCGACTTGTTTTGTGAACTGATTAAGTCAGGTCTTGCGTATAGCTTGCAAGGGCATTATGGCCGTACGGCGCACGGCCTAATACAAGCGGGATATATAAAACCCGATGGAACTCGAACCGATACAGTATCGGAGTAAAACGATGATACGTACAAAAACAGCCTATGTTTACAGCGGCAAGGATTTTAGTAGTTTACCCGCGGTTAAAAAACAGGTTGAAGCCGAGTTAGGAAAGTTTATCGACGGCATAAGCGTAGGCTTTGACGCACGTATGAAATTAGCCGTTTTTAACTGGTTACTCACTAATAGAAACGATTTAACACGCTTGTTAAACACGACGTTTGAAACGGAGCAAGGAAACGAATTGAGCATATTTTCAGTGGAGTAAAAAGACTATGAAAAATCTAACACAAATTACAGAAACACAAGAAGAAAACCTCGACCGGGTTTTCCAGCTTAGAGAGTTTAGGGAGCAAGCGGAAAAGGAAGCGGCACAGATTGAGCTTGAGTTTAATTATTGGACCGGGATTGTTATTAGCGGGTTTGTTGCCGCGCTGATAATAGCCGGGTACATAGTATTTCACGGGGGTAAAAATGTTTAGTTTACAAACGATAAACGCAATGGCGGACCGTGCGGCGGTAAAAGCACGACGAAACAAACGCGCCCCGTATGTCGCAAAGTGTGACGGGGACGACGGGGTTTTTAAAATGCCGAATTTTGGCACGTATCGCAATCCGCGCTGGGAACTCATACAAGAGTTTTTTGTCGATTCCAGCGGGTTCGGTTCGGACTATGAACCCGCGCTCACAGTTAAGCGGTTTTTAAGCAAGGTCCGCACAGGGCAGGGATATGCGGTAATTGAACAAGGGCAATTTCAGGTAGTAATTGGAGAGTTTAAAAAATCAGCGGTAAAAAATAAAACGAAAAAACCTGATTTTGCACCGTAATGCACTTGACAAGAAAAACGGTTTATGGTAGTATATGAATTGAGCGGGCGGCAAGCGTTTATGGTATCCTATGCAGGATGTAGGGCCTCTACCGCCCGCATTTTTAAAGGGGAAAAATTATGGACTTACAAAAAATTTTAGAATTGCATAAAAAGTGGTTGCGTGGTGAAGGCGGCGTTCGTGCGAACTTGACCGATGCGAACTTGACCCGTGCGAACTTGACCTATGCGAACTTGACCGATGCGAACTTGACCGATGCGAACTTGACCTATGCGGACTTGACCCGTGCGAACTTGACCAATGCGGACTTGACCCGTGCGAACTTGACCCGTGCGGACTTGACCCGTGCGAACTTGACCAATGCGGACTTGACCCGTGCGAACTTGACCTATGCGAACTTGACCGATGCGAACTTGACCGATGCGAACTTGACCCGTGCGAACTAGACCTATGCGAACTTGACCGATGCGAACTTGACCGATGCGAACTTGACCTATGCGGACTTGACCCGTGCGAACTTGACCAATGCGGACTTGACCCGTGCGAACTTGACCCGTGCGG